TTATACATCAGCTTTCCCCGCCTTTCTGTCCAACGATCGGAGAAGGTTGGACACATTTTCGAGTTTCGCGAATCCGCTGTCTGCCAGCTTTGAGCGGTCTACCTTCTTGGTGTAGGTCGCCGCCTGCTTGGTATCTTTGTGGGCCAGATAGGATGCCACTTCCCATTCGGTCGCGCCCGCATTGGCAAGACGGGTTGCCCCGGCCTTTCTCAACCCATGCAAGGATCCCGGAACGCTCGCCTCCTCGCATCGATCGCGGAACCAGTTACCAAGCGTCTCGGGCCTGTAACCGATCGGGCGCGCGTCTTGGGTGATGAACAAAAGCCGGTCCCTTGGCAGAACCTCCAACTCTGCGGCAAGCTCGGGCAGAATGGGCAGGTCAGCTGCGACCGAAGTCTTGGCCCGCTTGTAAGCGATCCGCCGGCCTTTTCCCTCTTTTTCCGTGACGTGCTGCCAGCCCACCCTGCAAAGATCGGTGCGAGACATGCCGGTGTTCAACGCCAAGAGCATCACAAGCCGCGCTTTCGATCCGGCGGGGTGCCGTTCAAGGAAACGCGCTTGCTCTTGCTCTGTCCAAGTGTGGTATCCGTCCGGGTTGACCTTGTTCCGCTCGGCAAACTTGGCGGGGTTCGGGCCGGTGTAATCCAGCTTCTTCGCAGCGAAGTTGAAGAGCATGGACATGTTCTTCTTGACCGTGTTTCCGGCAACCGGCCCGGCCTTCTTTGCCATCAAGGCTTCAACGTGCATCACTTTCAAGCGCGCGAAATGGAACTTACCCGCTTTGTCCCGCAGCCAATCCAGCTCAGCCCGGATGCTGCGCTTACGCGATTGCGACAGGTCCAGATACCGCTTGCTGGAAAGATATTGCTCGATCAGCCAGGTGACTGTTCCCGGCACGGCGCTGGACCTGGGGGCCTTCGATCCGGCCAAGGCAGATTCATAGGCGGCCAGAAACTCAGGCGAACCATAAGGGCCGGGGATGTTGCAGCGAAAGTCGCCGCGCTCAAACTTCCAATAAACGCGGCCCTTGACCACGTTCTTTCGGACACCCGGAAACTTGTTCTTGCGCCCGGTCATGACAGCAGCTCATCAGGGTCGGGGCCGGTCAGGGCAGCATCGGTCTTTCCCGCGACAATCTCATGCGAACCATCGGGACGCGCGACGATACGCCATTCCTTGACACCGGCTTTCTGCATTGCCTTCGCATAGCGGGTCAGTTCGGATTGCTTGAGGATCGCCGGGCGGGCCGCCATCACGCGCCCTCCCCAAGATCACGTTCGAACCACAGCCCCTTGTCCGGGGTGAACCTGCCATCACGAAAGCGCGCTGTCCTTTCATCTTCCGATTCGGCCATCATGGTTTCCCATGACACCTTGTCGCGCCATTCGAGATAGAACGGCAGCGCGCATTTGCTCAGGGAACTCGGAGCAACCCCGCGCGACGTTAAGATACCGCCATGCGCGCGACGATCCTCAAGGGCAACATCTTCGCTGCGGTCACGGGTTGCAAAGAACAAGCCAGGCCGCTGTCGGTCGCCACACGCATACTTTCCGTCGACAAGGGCTGAATGCTCAATCGTGGCGGTGCGCTGGTTCTCCTGCAGTTCCAGATAGGGATTACACTCGAACGGCCCGCCGCCCTCGACATTCTCGGGGAACATGTCAGTCGTGAACATGTGCAGCAGGACCAATTCCAGCGTGGAGCCTTCACGAACGCCGAGGCTGACCGGGTGCGGCCCTTTGGAGCGGTCGGGTTGAACCGTCATGCCAGCGAAGCGCTGATACATCTGGACAGCATGGGCGGCAGTGCTGGTCGCCAGCAGGGCAATGGTCAGCCGGACTGCATCACGCGGATGCATGTGCGGAGCATTGATCCCACGGGAACCAGTCGTGAGCAGCCCCGCTTCCCTCATCAGGCGCGCATAGAGCGTCACGGTCTTTTCCTCGACCTTGTAGGCGTCAGCCACGATTTTGATGAAGGCACTAGATTTCATCCTTCTTGAGTAAGCTTCAATTACCCGCCGTGTCAAGCGTTAGTGTAGAAGCTTCAGAAAGGAGATCAGTGCAGCCAGCGCTTCGCAGCGTCCTGGGACCGTTCGACCTTCGGCCAAATTGCCCATTCGATCCTGCGCACAACCGGCATGGTAGGCTGGCGAAGCGCGATGGCCACCGGATGGCCTGCGCAGACCAGCGCCTTGATGAAAGGGGTCGTTGAACCGATAAATCTCAGGTCAGAACCTTCCGCAGACGTAAAGCGGCTGTCGGCAGGTATTCCACACATGGGAATGGGAGTTCCGTCCTGGAATACCCCTCGATGGGTCAAGGCAATGTCAAGTATTGGCGCGGCAAGAAGCGCGTCCGAACCCCACGCCTCAAGAAACGCTCCCATCTCAAGGAGCAAGATCGCCGTGGGCACTTCTGCCTTAAGCTGAAGATAGTTGGCGAACATGTGTGTGTCTGGCCAAAGGTCATCGTCTGTGGTGCGACGTTCTTTGATCATCAGATACCCTTTCTTGTGTATGAAAGTCTAGTTCATGGGTATCATACCTATATTCGCGTTCTTGTTGCTGTCAACTATGTATTTGGGTATGATCGCCACATGAGTATGACCGGCACACAAATTCGGGCTGCAAGAGCCTTGCTTGAAATGGAGCAATCCGATCTGGCCGAACGCGCTTCGGTCAGCATCAACACGATTCGGAACATGGAAGCCAAGGGAAGTAAGATCGTTCGGGTTCGGCTTGAAACGCTGATGAAGGTGCAGAAAGCGCTTGAAAACGCAGGGGTTTCGTTCCTGCCCGCCAATGGCGAGGGCGTCGGTGTCAGGATGAAAGGAAGGGTGAAGGATGATTGAGGTCGGTAAGAAATACACGCTGGTCATGCTTGAGCTTACCGATGCGGGCTATGACAAGGGGTCGAGTGGCGTCACGGTCACCGGCCGGGACGGGAACCTGATCGAAGTGAATGGATGCGAGGTCATCAACACCGCCTCGCCGTTGTTCCACTCGCTGACCGATGACGAAGGCCAGCGGGCATTTTTCAAGAAGCTGCATGATGAATTTGAGGCTTCGCTGTCCAAGGGCTGACAGGTGAGGCGGCAAGACGCCGGTGCGCCTTACCGCAAGCTAAGCCAGATTATCCCCGCCGCCCTGGTCGGGTTTCTGGTGACGCGACGTCAGCATTCTGCATGTCCCGCCATGTTCACCCGCTTCCGAGCAACTTGGCATCCTTGGCCAGCCGATCGGCCAGTCCGGCAAGATCCTCGACTCGCAGGCCGAAGCGGAACAGCTCGCCGGTTTCCCGCGAGGTGATTTGCAGGACTGCCCATTCGGGCTGCCCGTTGACGGTGAAAACGCGGAACTCTTCGGCCATGTGAACATGAATGGTCGGTTTTGTCATTCGTCTGCCCAGTCTATGAAATTGAGTGCATCTTGCAGGGTCGCGCCTTCGATCCCGGCTTCCTTTGCCCGTGCCAGCGCCTCGATCATCGTCGCCAGTGCCCGCGCCTTGCCGCCTGCGTCATAGGCTTGCATCGGTCGAACAACGTCGATCAGGACGCGGTTGCCCAGCTTGCCGGTGACTTCCTCTGCCATAAGCATGGCGATGGGTTGCAGGATCAGCTGGGCCAGATGGCGCTGCGCCTCTCGTACCAGCGGGCCGGTGGTGGCCGGGTGTTGCAGGCCGGGCAGAACCCCAAAGGCAGAGAAGATCGCGCCCTTAGCCTCGGTCAGGAACTTGTCGGCCAGCGTCCGCGACAGGTCGGGGGACAGCTGATCCGGGGACTTGCCCAGCTGCGGGTGCATGCCGGCGCCAACCGCCTGCGCCACGCCTTCCACCACCATCGTTGCGCCACGCTTGCCAACAAAAGCGGCCCGCAACGTCGCCATATCTTCGGCCGATCCTTCGGGCATGGGCACGATCTGCGACCCCATGGGCGCATCGCGGAACACGTCGCGGATTGCGGTTTCCAGCTCGGCCAGCAGCTGCGCCGAAAGGGACGCGCGGCGGAGCGGTGCCGATCCGGCCCAAGGGGTGCAGGCGTCCGACCCGATCCGAAAATGCAGAACCTCGCCCGCCAGTGCGATTTCAGACCGCCCGCCGCCCGCCTCGGAGACTTGCAGCCGGTAAGAGCGAGGATCCCCGTCGCGGGTGGTCAAGTCCCAGTCGCTGGCCGGAATAAGCCGTTCCCGGATCAGGAACACCGCTTCGCCGCGCAGGGCCAGCGAACGGGCGGCCAGCGCCAGCGCCCGGCGGGTCAGAAGGTCGGTGCCCTTCACATCGGCCAGCGAAAGCCCGCCTTCCCACAGTGTGACGCAGGACTGAACCGCCGCGGTCAGTTCGCCAAGTCCCGCGGTGCCGCCGATGTAGGACGCCCGCGCCTGCATCACCTGGGCCGTGTAGCCGGTGCCGCTGGACCGGGTTTCGGGCGCGGGCTTGCGGCGGAAGATATCCATGAACCCCATGTCAGGCCCTCCAACGGTTGAAGGGGTGAACCGCACCCCATGCTGATTGCCACGGGGGGCAAGGCTCCCATGAACGGGCCTCGATCTGGGCTTGCGGATAGGCCGGGACCGTCACGGCAGACAGTTCGAACAGGGACGCCCTTGTGACGGTGCGCAGCAGGCCGGTGCCCCGGCTTTCGATCCGTTCGCCGCCGGGCTGGACCATGAAGCCGGGCGAAAGCCCCCGGATCAGGCCGGCGGCATGAGCTGCGAGGAAGTCGCGCGCCCAGCTGGTGCCGCTGTCGATCCGGGCTTCCAGCAAAAGGGCCGCGTCCGTGTCGGTCAGGGTCAGAGTGCCCGCCGCGCGGGACGCGAGGGGCTTATCCCAGTCATGACCGGCCAGCAGGTGAATATCCTCACCCGCCTCGATCCGGTCTGCAAAGGCGTGGGCGGCGAAGGTTTCGCGCCGCCCCGGTGCCAGCTCGGTTTCCGCGCCATAGGGGAACGCGGCCCGAAGGCGGGTTGCCCCGCCCTCGCTGCGCAGTTCCAGCCCGCCGAGAGACGCGCCCCAAAGCATTACTCGCCCGCCTCCAGTTCCAGCCCGGTCAGCAGTTGCATCTGCGAACCGCGCGCCACGGTCACATCTGCCGTGGTCAGAGCGGTCAGCCGCAAGCCGCCGGATTGGGCGTCAGAAAACGGGTCGCGGATCAAGTCCACCGCGCCCCAGATGCCCACGAAGATCGGCGCCACGCCGCCCGCGCTGGTGGTCAGCAGGGCTTGGGTTGCCAGCGGGGTGCCGGCCGGGGTGGCGAGGGCGTTCGAGGTCTGAATCGGCGCGCCGATGTTCTTGACCAGGCGATCCCATTCAGTGACCCCGGTGCCGACCAAGACTCCCTCGGTATGAACGGCACCCGGGACACCGTCCAAGAAGGACCACAGCTCGGGCCGGATCAGGGCCTTGATACCGCTCGGGCCGGTGGCCGCGTTTGCGGTCATGAAGCGCACCACGGCGGCACGGATCACGGCCCACGATGCCGGGGCATCAACCGCCGTCGAAGTGATGCCATAGGTCGCCGCACCGGGGATTACGCCAAGGGGCTGGCCGTCCGCGCCCGTGCCAAGGAAAATCGCCTTGTCCAGCTCGGCCGCCATGGTGCCGTTCATGTCGCGGCGGATCGCGGATTCCAGCGCCTCGCCCGATTGCAGCAGCGTCTTGCGGGTGATCCGCATGTGGATGCCAAGGTTATGCTCGGGTTTCAACGCCTTGTCCGTGGTGGCATAGGCGGTCGGCCCCGCGACGTTGCCGGTTTCTGTCGCCGCCCAGCCTGCGGTTACGGCCGAAGTGGTCACGGGCCATTCCACCGCGCCGCTGCCGATCTGGATCATCTGCGCCCCCATCTGCGCCGCGACCGAGGCCGGGAACAGGCGGTCGATGATGGGCCGGGTCTGTATCGGGTCGGACGTGCCGGAGGCAATGGTTTCACCGGCCCGCTGTTCCAATGCCATCAGCGGAACCGGGGTGCCGCGATAGCCGCCCTGGCTGCGCAGCTCCTGCACCACTTCAGCGGTCTGCCCGGTCAGGGCGCGGCCTTCGTCCAGGTGCAGCGCGACCTGGCGCATTTCAAAGCCCGCGATCAGGTCAGCGAATTGCCGATCGGTGCGGGTTTCCATCTCGACACCAGCCGCGCGGCGTTCGGTGTTTTCGGCCACGAGGGCGGCGCGGAACCGGACTTCGTTCGTCTGGTATTCCTTGTCCAGCGCGTCCATTTCCTTCGTTTCGTCTTCGGTCGGCTTTTCCTTGCCCGAGAGGTTCGCCAGCTTCTGGCGGATTTCCGACTGACGCCGGGTGATCTTGACGGATTCCAGCATGGTTTACTCCTTTTTGCTGGGGTTTCGGGACTGCGCCGCCAGATCGGCGGCATAAATGCGCCACCAGCGATCGACGCCGGCGCACATAGGGTTGATGGCATGCTGCCGATCATTGTCCGCGCGGATGCGCGCCTTACAAATGTCGGGAGGCACGTCCAAAATGACGAAAGAGACGCGACCGAACTGCCGCCTCCATTCCATCCGCTCAGCCTCGGAAGGTGCGGTCAGTGCAAGCCAGGCGCGGCCGTTGCGCTGGTCGGCAAGCGCAAGAAGAGCCCTATCGCGCATGCGGAACGCGGTCTTGACCTTCTCGCGGTCGGTATCCCACTTCACGCCGCCAACTTCGCGAAGGTAGTCATCGTAGTCGATCACCGTATCTGTCGGAGCGGCGTGCTGCCTTACGTAGGTGGTCTTGCCTGCACCAGGTGGGCCGCAAACGATTGTCAGAGGAACTCTCGAGGTCCTCGCACCGAAGGGAATCGACCATCCCGATCTGCAGGGATCCAATTCGGCAACGGCATTGACCCAAGCCTTGCGGTTGGGAGATTTATCCTTGTGGCCGCACTCGATGCGCGTCTTTCGGGCGTGGCAGGGACCGCAGAGCGATTGTAGGTTGCTCGGATCGAAGGAAAGGTCCGGATGCGTCCGCACCGGCCTGATATGGTCGACTTCCAGCCGCCGCCGCTCGCCGCAGTTCCGGCACTTCCACCCGTCACGCTCAAGGATCTGTTGCCGAAGCACCTTCCAGCGCCTGGTCGAGGTAACATGCTTGGAATGGCGCGCGTATTCTTTCCGGCTCACAGCCATAGCGCCCTCGCTTTCCGGGCCGGGGCAGCTTTCATCCTGGCACCCTGCGCCACCGCCAGAACCGTTGCGGCAGCGGCGTCGATCCGCCCGAGGCTGCGGGCCTTCGCCAGCTTGTGGTTACCTGCCGGATCGACCAGCGTGATTGCATCCGAAAAGGCGAAGCGTAGAAGCATAGATGGAGCGGCCTTCACTTCGCCGTCAAACAGCGCCCGGCGAAACCGCTCGATATCTTCGCTGCCATCCTTCCAGCCAAAGCCGCGCCAGATGAACGGGACACGGGCCAACCCTGCCGCCTGCATCGCCTCTGTGAACTCGGCGTGGCGGAAGCGGTCGCCCACGATGCAATCCGGCGTGATCCCGTCCAGGTGGCGCACGATCTTGGCCAGCCAAGGGCCCGGCGGAACGGTTGCGTCCCCCATGACAGACAGCTCACCGCGTTCCTGCATCTGGCAGTATCGGTCTGACACCCCATCGGACGCGCCGCGATCTGCAAGGGAGGGGGTTGCCGGAAAGGTGCCAAGGGCTTCCAGCCGCCCGGTTTCCGGCCAGTAGAACGCCGCCGCTGACATGGACCGGGAACCGCCGAGGTCCACGCCGAGGATGCAGGGGCCTTCACGCTCGGGCAGATCGTCGGGTGAAACCTCTGCCCCCATCCATTCGTCAACCGTGACCAGCACGGAGCGATCTTCGGTCGAAACCCGTTCGTTGCGATTCAAGTTGCGGAAGCTGGACAGGGCTGAACCGCCACGGGCGATTGCGCGCTGCGCCTGTGAGACCAGCCATTCCGGGGCCGCGCCGATGCCTTCGGCCGCGCCGGGATTGGCAATGAGAAGGCTATCCAGATCATCGGCGGGCAGGCCAAAGGCCGGCCGGTGTTCCTGCACATAGGTTCCCGGCGGCGGATCATCCAGCCAGCGACTGAAGGTGTTGGCATCGTCGGGCGCGCTGGTGGAAATGATGAGCGCCCGGCCATCGCGCTTGCCAAGGCCCGAGAGGATGGCGTTTTCCAGGCTGTCGCCCTTCTCGCGTTCCCACGCCGCCCGTTCATCCATGATGGCAAGGGTCGGAGCGCCGCCGAGAATGGACTTGCCATCGGCTGCGATCACGCGGGCCAGACCACCGCCATTGCCTGCGAACTCGACTTCCAGCTTGGAGCCGCGACGGATGGTGAACAGCGACTGGTCAGCATCGGGCAGGCCCTGAATGTATCCAACAAGGAACTGGAAGGCGGTCTTTGCTTGGTCGCGGTTCCGGGCTGCGAAGATGATCTCGCGCTTGGGCTGCGGATTTTCTTCCAGTGCGCCGACCAGCTCGCCCAGGGCCAGCCCTGCCGAGAGGGCCGTCTTGGCGTTTCCGCGACCGATGGACAGCACCCCGACCATGACTTTCTTGGCAAGAGCGCCTTTCACGAATTTTCTTTGAAAATCAGCGAGCTTTAGCGGTTTTCCGGCTTTTTTGCCCTCTGGAATGAGCAAAAGCCCCAGAAACTGAATGGCGCGGATCGCTTGCGATTTCCCTCCGATTTTCTTCAGGAGAGAGAGCGAACCTGTCCCCCCCACGGGGCCCGGAGATACTCGCGCCGGGGCATTGGGACCAGAACCACCGAAGAGGTCGGCCAGCGCTGCTGTGTCGTGTTTCGCCATGTCGCCTTCCTCTCTAAATTCCACCGTCCTGCTGGATGGTGAGGGTTGTTGTGAAGGGTATAGGAAGGCAGCCCCGGCGCTTGCCGAGGTCGCCCCTATACCCACCGCGATCTTGCTGGCCGGAGCCGGGCCGCCGCTTAGGGTCCATCCATGCGCGCGCCCTCGCTGGATGGTTGACCGCTGCTTTCTGCACTTGGACGCTGTGCAGGGGATCGGGCCTCGGTCTCTCGGACTACCCTTGCTTTGTGATCCCGCCCCGTGGTGAGCGCTTCCCTGTGCGGGGCCACTGTCTGAACCCTCCCCCGCACATGGTCCCGCCGCTTGAGCGGCAGGCGTGTATCGCTAATCCCTTTCGATCAGGTCAGGCTCTGGCTCGGGCGCGCTGGTGAACTGCTCCAGCATCTGCCGAATGATCCGCTCTTGCTTGGGCGTCGGGTGCCACGCTGGGCGCTTCCCATGCCGGGCGATGGACCGTACGAAGCTGCGCACAAAGCCCTCTGTGCGGGCGTCCCCCATCACGCGGCGCATGACCGCCGGCCAGCGCAGGGTGAGGATCTCGTCAAGCTCAAGGTCCGTCATACCGACACCCCTCGATATCGCGCACCCACGCGGGCTAGGTGCGAAGATCGGGAAAGGGTTGTGGCGTCGGGCGGCGCGCGTCCTTCGAAGATCAGTGCGGCCTGATCTAGGACGGCTTGCACGAGATCGTCGGGCACATCGCCCGGCGCATCACCGAAGCCCGCAGGATATTCGATCACCACGCGGGCCGAGGCCGTGCCGAGAATGGACTCGGGCCATCTCAGGTAGGGGCGTGTCCCGGTAGCGAAGTCGAAGCCTGTGAGGGACTGACCGTCGATCGTGACTGTCGCGGTCGCATCATCGGCCACCGGACCAATGGGCAACGGCAGGCCCGCACCATGCACCAGATCGAGGATGGTCACGCGGATCGTCTGGGACAGCAGCGCGACCTGGGCGAAGTGTTCGACTTCCGCCGCCGCCGCCCGTCCCATCCTGTCTATGGTGGAATCCTCGTCAATTTGGACAATGCGGAGGTATTCCCTCAGCTCTTGCAGGGTGAAGGGCGAGTTGGTGCTGATCGCGGTGCGCTGCACAAGCATCTTCATCACGACACCTCGACCGTGCTGATACGGCGATAGAACGCCTCCTGATCGCGCGGGGCCATCGCCTCGAAACACGCCAGTGCATAGGCTTTCAGCTCTTTCCGAGTGGCATAGCTGGCCCAATGGCGCGCATCCTCCATGCCGCCTAGGAACGCCGGCAGCGGGTCGCCCATAGCGCCCAAGGCGGCGATGGCGGTTTCCATCTGGTAATCATCAGGAAGGGAGCGCAGAGCGGCCACCGCCAGCCCGGCTCGCTCACAGACAGTCAGGCGTGCACGGCAAACGGTGCTTAAACCAGCCCAGTCCCCTGCCTCGCCCAGATGCAGCGTGTAGCCAAGCATCCGCGACATGCGCTTGTGCCGGTCAAGCAT